TTAAAATTGTATCTTTTAGGAATTACAATTTCATCACTTGATTCTCTGTAATAAGCTCTATCTCCACCTTTTACAAGAGTGTTGATTTGCTTTTCCCACTGGAATAAACGATCATGGGCTTCTTTAACCCTGACGTCTAATTCTCTAGGCTTTGAAGTTAGAACCGCATCATCAATTAGCTTTTCTAATTTTTTTGATGCTTCGTCATCTAATCCACGAATGTCCTGAACATTGAATATTGGAACGCATTTATAGCTCATATATTGAGCTTTCTTTGCATCTCCATTCTCATCAAGTTCTTTAGTTTCAAATTCTCTCAAAAGTGGTTGTAAAATTCGAGCAGACTTTGAACCTTTCTTTGGTAAACAATTTATGGAACGGGCTTGACCTGCCCCTATAAATAAAGGTAGATGCCAACCCCTAATCGAACTCTGTAAACATAACAGAGCAGGGTTAGAGCCTTGATATTCATGACCAGTTAAGACATTCCTAAAACCGCCTTTAACTGTCCATTCTTTACGCCATAAATTAGTTTTCCCTGATTCAATCGCTTCAATTAATTCATTCACAATTAATTCTTCAGGTTTTACATAATCGGCTTTTTTGCCTTTCATTTGGCCATTCATTACAGTCATAATTTTTACAGGATAAGTGACAATTTTTTCAAAAAAAAATAGAGGATTATATCTCCTCTATTTTTACGAGCGTGTATTCTTCTTGCTCGATTTCTTCTCGTTCTTTTTCAGAGATTGAAAAAGGAGAATGTTCGACTCTAAACTGCACACGCCTTTCGACTTCTTCAGTTATATAATCCTGAAGCTCATCCCAAAGATCAAACATTTTGATCTCTGGGTTTGAGTCTGTGTAGTAGCAATAATGAGTTAATTTATAATTCATTTTTAAGCTCCTACAAGTTGATTAATAAAACTTTGTGGGACGGCTTCCGCTTCTCTCCCGTTTAAGTATTGGGTAATATGTTTAGAAGTAGTCCTTGAATAATATTCCTCAGTTTTATAAATTTCTCCAGAGTGCATTTGAAATGCTACTGGTGTTTCATAGCTAAAAAAAGCTTCTGAACCAGAGGGAAGAACTAGCAGAGTTTTGCTAGTTCCTAATCTTTTAATTTGCATTTGTAAAAGTTGCTAAGTTGTTGTAATAGTTTTGAGTTAAGGCGTTCAAGCTTTGGTATATTCCAAAGCCTGAATAAATTATTAACCCGAAAATAAAAGAAAATAAAATTAATTTAGTTTTCATTTTTTTTGATCTCCTGAAATTCAAAGTCATATTCTAAAGTTGGGAAAAGGTTTAGAACCTCATCCCAATCGATACCGCAAAAAAATAAAGTTTCGTCTTCAGTCATTAGTAAATACTCCTAATAAACGTCTAAGAAAATTTCTTTTTTTAATTACTTTGAAATCTACAGGAACTACAATATTTGAAAACTGAGTTTTAGCAGGTTTCAAAATTGTAAACTTTGGAAGCTCTACAGACTTAACAACTTCTACACGGTGAAAGTATGGTTGACGCTTGTTAAGCGTCTTACATACTGCCAACGCTTGTTTTTGTGTTCTACGCTCTGCAACTAAGTTCCAGTTTCCTGTCTTGGTTGCGTAGTCGATCCCGTTGTATTGGGTGATTTGATAGGCGTAAGTCATAATTTAAAAAGTAACTTTTGGATAAGTGAATAAAGATAAAAGGTTAGTTCCTTTTACCTTTAGGCTGGCCTATTGCTGCGAGTCTGTTGCTGCTTCAGAATCTCAGGGTTAAGAAGTAACTAAGAGGAGGTCGAAGGGCTTCAGGGCTGCGAGTGGATCAGCCTAGAGGTAAAGGGAAATTGTGCGATGTTTTTGTATCTGGAAAACTCTGCCGAAAAAATCAGTTTGATATGTAAATCTTCTTGCACCTCCTCGACCTATGGCTTCGAGTGAGTTCTTTCGGGTGGCTTCAGGTCTCAATCTGTAATACTGGAGCGAGAGCCGAAAGGATCAAGAAAATTATTTTTCTCTATATATTAATTATATCAAAGTGATATCAGAACTGCAACAAAGATGATACATATAGTGATGCTATAAGTGACATATTAAATAATTATTTGTGACATCATGAGTAATCATATATGACATCACTATGATACATATAGGGGGTAGTGTTGTAACATTTGTTACTATTATATAGGTTACCGAGGAACTTAAATATATTCTCGTAATCTTCGTTACTAATACAGAGTTACTACTGCTTTTGTTCTACTTTAATAGATAATTCAGGTGCTTGAATATTGACTGTTTCTACAGACTCTCCAATAACTTTACCTAATGAATCGAGTATTTGTGCTGCTGTTTGTAGTTGACCTTTAGATATCGCTTTATTAAATAATCTAACTCTCATTGCTTGAAGCCTGGGAAGCATATTTTCTCTATCTTTTTCCCAATCTTCGTTATTCCAGACCTTGACCCTGCCCCAATCGCTCCAAGCGGAAGTTTCTGAAATACCTTCTATCTTTGCGTGTTCGAGAACAAGTTGTCTTGTTGTCTTCCCATCTAACTGACGAGAATACAATCTTTGACTTCTAAATTGAATATGCTCCTGTGTATTGCAAGCAAATTTAGAGCGTCTTTTCTTTTTTACTTGTGCTTCTTGTTTAATATCTTCTGGAACGAAACCAGATAAGCATGATTCAGCCACGGACTCAATCAGAATAAGGTTAATAATTGAATGATAACCTAGAAAAGTCAATTTAGGCTATAAATAGGGGGTATTAGTTGAAAAATTTGTTATTTTTTAGTATATGGCCGTAAAAACCGCACCAGAAATAAGTTTAAGATATGCCCAGGGCGAAGTTTTTAACAGCAATAAAAGATTTCGAGTACTTGTAGCTGGTCGAAGGTTTGGAAAATCTTACCTTTCTTGCATAGAATTACTTCGTGGAGCGATAAATCGACCAGGTGAAACATATTTTTACTGTGCCCCGACATATCGAATGGCAAAAGATATTGCATGGAAGGAATTGAAGAGGTTAGTGCCTAAAATCTGGGTGCAATCTAAAAATGAGACAGATTTGAGAATAGAATTAATAAATGGATCAACTATTGAGTTGAAAGGAACAGAAAATGCGATGGCTTTAAGAGGTAGGAGTTTATCAGGTGTAGTTTTAGATGAAGCTGCGTTTATGGATAGAGATGTATGGGCGGAAGTTATTAGACCAGCTTTAGCGGATAAGCAGGGATGGGCTTTATTTATTAGCACACCAGATGGAACTGCGAGTTGGTTTTATGATATGTGGTGTTTTTGTGGTGAAACCGATAGAGATGATTGGCAAAGATGGAGTTTTACGACAATAGAGGGGGGTAATGTTGCAGAAGAAGAAGTTGAAGCTGCTAGGGGTCAATTAGACGGGAGGACATTTAGGCAAGAATTTGAAGCAAGTTTTGAAAATCTTACTGGATTGGTTGCTGTTAGCTTTGCTGATGAGAATATTTCCAGTGAATCTGTTGATTTACATTTAATGCCTTTGTTGATTGGGCTGGATTTTAACGTAGATCCGATGGCAGGAATTTGTGCTGTAAAGCATAATGACTGTCTTTATGTCTTTGATGAGATCATGTTGACGGGTGGGGCAACAACTTGGGATTTTGCAGAGGAGGTTATAAGAAGATATGGAGTAGATCGAAGGGTCATTGCGTGTCCAGACCCTACTGGAAGTGCAAGAAAAACCAGTGGTGTTGGTGTAACTGACCATACAATTTTAAGAAGGAATGGATTTACAGTTATGAGTCCTAGATCTCCCTGGAAAATTAGAGATAAAATTACTGCTGTTAATACAGCTTTGTATGATGCAAATGGTGAAAGGAGAACATTTATACATCCTCGATGTAAAGAATTAATAAAAGCACTTAGAACTTTAACTTACGCTCCAAATACAGGTATGCCTAATAAGAACTTGGGAGTGGATCATGCTTTTGATGCTTTTGGTTATCTTTGTCTGCAACAATTTAACTTGGCAAAACCAGAGACATTAGGTCAGACTGCGTTTAGAATATACTAAGTTACTCTTTTTGCTTATGGGCTACGGAATGTCAACAACAAAAAAGAAGAAAAAGAAGAAAA